AACATTTGGAGCTGTCTGACTTTGCAAATACATATTGCGTCGGCGGCATCGACCTGTCGCAGACACGCGACCTGACGGCCTGCACGGTGGTCATTGAGCGGAATGGTGAGCTGTATGTCATAGCTCACTTTTTTATGCCGTCGGAGCGCATTGACGAAGCGACGCAGAGGGACGGCGTGCCGTATATGGCGTATGTGCAGAGGGGCTTGCTGACGCTTTCCGGCGAGAATTATGTTGACTATCACGATTGTTATAGATGGTTCACGGACCTTGTCGAGAAATACAAAATACTCCCGCTGAAAGTTGGGTATGACCGATACAGCGCGCAGTACCTTGTACAGGACATGCAGACTTATGGCTTCCACATGGATGACGTATATCAAGGCGAAAACCTCTACGGAGTGATACAGGAAACGCAGGGCCTTCTGGAAGATGGCAAGATTCACATCGGAGACAATGACCTCCTGAAAATCCACCTGCTCAACTCAGCGATCAAGATGAGCACGGAACGCGGGCGCGGGAAGCTTGTTAAGCTCTCACCGTCCGTACATATCGACGGAGTGGCGGCGCTTCTTGATGCGATGACGGTCCGTCAAAAATATTACGCTGAGATCGGCGGACAATTGAGGAATGAAAAACATGGGACTGTTTGATTTTATTTTCGGAAAGAGCCCGAAACCGACGGGCCAATATCAGGGCGAATATAAGATGCTGACGGGATACGCGCCGAACTTCACGCGCTGGGGCGGCGACGCTTACCAGAATGAACTGGTACGGGCGGCGATCGGTGCGAGGGCTACTCACATCAGCAAATTGAAGGTCGAGACGCAAGGAAGCGCCCGCCGTGCATTGCAGGCAAAGCTCAAGCACGGACCGAACCAGATGCAGACATGGAGTCAGTTCCTGTATCGCTTGAGCACCATTCTGGACATGCACAATACAGCCTTTATCGTGCCCGTATACGACGATTATGGAGAGCCCAGTGGGATTTATGCGCCGCTTCCGGATCGCGCAAAGGTGGTCCAATATGGCGGCACACCGTACCTGCGTTATGAGTTCTCATGGGGAGAGACGGCAGCGGTCGAGATGGAATACTGCGGCGTCATGACCAAGTTCCAGTATAAATCCGACTTCTTCGGCGAAAATAATGCGGCGCTCATTCCGACGATGGACCTGATCCACATCCAGAACCAAGGCATACAGGAAGGCGTCAAGAGCGCGGCGACATATCGCTTTATGGCACAGCTCGCGAACTTCTCAAGCGCGGAAGATCTGGCAAAAGAGCGGAAGCGATTCACTGCTGAAAACTTCGCGCGCGACGCAGAGGGCGGCGGCCTGCTGCTGTTCCCGAATACGTACAAGGACATCCGGCAGATCGACGTCAAGCCATGGGTCATTGACGCGGACCAGATGAAGGCCATTAAGGATAATGTCTATGAATACTTTGGCGTTAACGACGACGTACTTACTAATAAGGCTGTTGGCGATTCGTGGAGCGCGTTTTATGAAGGCGCGATCGAGCCGTTCGCGATCCAGTTCTCTGAGGTCATGACAAAGATGCTGTTCACGCTGAGGGAGCAGTCACAGGGCAACAGAGTGACGGCGACCGCGAACAGGATCCAGTACATGACTAATAAGGACAAATTGGAAGTCACCAACGGATGGGCAGATCGTGGCATGGCAAGCATTGACGAGATGCGTGAAGTATGGGGGCTCCCGCCGCTCCCGGATGGCAAGGGCGAAGCGATCCCGATACGCGGCGAATACTACGATCTACGGAATGGCGACCGCATCCAGAGCATGACAGTTACGGAGGACGATACAGATGACGAAGGAAATCAGAGCGTTTAACTTTGAGGTCCGCGCCGAACAGAACGACGAGCACGGTCGCTTCTTGACCGGACAGCCGATCGTGTACAACGAGCGGACAAACTTAGATTGGTACGATGAAATCATCGATGACGGCGCACTCGCGGAAACAGATCTCCGTGATGTGCGTTTTTTAGTTAATCACAATACGGACATGATCCCTCTGGCAAGGTCCAGAAACAACAACGCGAATTCGACCATGCAGATGCAGGTCGTGCCCGGCGTGGGAATGTCCATCCGCGTTGACCTTGACACAGAGAACAATGCGGAAGCAAAGAGCCTGTATTCGGCCGTGAGCCGTGGAGATATAACCGGAATGTCCTTCATGTTCACAGTCGATTCGGATAGTTGGGACGATCTTGAAAGCGATCACCCTACGCGACACATTCGGAACATATCGAAGGTGTACGAGGTGAGCGCTGTGACCTTCCCGGCATATGAAGCGACATCAATCACCGCAAGAGGCCTGTCTGACGCGCTGGAGAGCGCCAAGACATCACTGGAGAGTGCAAAAGCCGAACAGCGTGCGATTGAGCGCAAGAAGCAAAAGATCAGAATTCTTATGGAGGTATAAATCATGGAATTCAAAAATATGACAGTCGAGGAGCTCGAAGCGAGACGCCTTGCCATCGTTGACGAGCTCGATGCTGACGGCGCTGACCTTGACGCCCTTGAGGCAGAGGCAAAAGGCATTAAGGCAGAACTTGAGGCAAGAAAAGCGGCGGCCGCTAAGAAAGCCAAGATCAGAAAGAGCGTCGCAGAAGGCGCCGGAACAGTAATCAACGAGATCCCCAAACAGGAGGAAAGAAACATGAGCGAGATCATTTATAATGCACAGTCTCCGGAATACAGAACAGCATGGCTGAAGAACATCGCACAGCGTGACGGCCAGAAGATCTTCGGCGAGCTGACCGAGACCGAACAGAGAGCATTTACATTTACCACAGCTAACAGCGGCGCAGTCGTCCCCACCGAGACCCTCAACAGGATCGTGGAGCTCGTCCAGAGCATGGCTCCCATGTATGACGATGCAACAAAGCCCGGCATGACAAAGGGCTTCGGCGTACCGAGACACAAAGCGATCGTGGCCGGCGACGCTGCAGCAACCGACGAAGGCGTGGCAAACGCTGACGAGCAGGATACATTTGATCTGCTTGCGCTCGACGGCGTAGAGATCAAGAAGCACGTCGAAATTACGAGGAAAATGCAGTGGCAGTCCATCGACGCTTTCGAGGCGTGGCTGACTAGCCATATCGCAAAGAGAATCGCAGTCGCTAAGGATGCACAGATCCGCGCAAGACTCGACGCAGTCGCTACCGGCATCGCAGCCGCAAACGTGCTGACAGCTCAGACCTACGCCGAGGCTACTGTTCGCGCTATCCTCGCGAAGATCAAAGAGGCAGGTACAAAAGTCTGGTACGCAAACACAAACACCATCTGGAATGGCCTCGCAGGCATTCAGGACGGAAACGATCGCCCTCTGTTTGTTCCTTCAACTACTGACAGCGATCCTACAGTGCAGGGCCGCATCTATGGCGGCGCAGTTAAGGTTGACGAGAACCTGGCAGACAATGTAGTTTACGTCGGTGTTCCTGCTTCCATCCTTGCCAACGACTTCGAGGATCTGTTCATGCAGAACAGCATCGATCCTAAGACATTTAAGACCATTATCGCCGGTTACTCCCTGTTTGATGCAGGCCTTGAGAATCCCCTGGCTATGGTCAAGGCTACATTCACGGCATAAGGAGACTGATCAATGGCGGATGTTTATTTGATCGAAAAAGCCAAGATGGCGAAACGGATAACGACGGACAGATTCGACGACGAGGTCGACAGACTGCTTGACGCGGCATATCTCGATCTCGGCGTCGCCGGAGTCGTCCTGCCCGATAGCGTCGACGCGCTCGTAGAACAGGCCGCCATTACTTATTTTTGCATGAACTTCGGAGAGCCTGCCAACTATGACAGGCTCAAGAGGTCCTATGACGAGCAAAAGGCGCAGTTAAGCACCTGCACGGGGTATACGACATGGGCAGAAGCGACGTAATCCAGTTAATCCCTACGACTTCGCAGAAAGATGAATATGGAATTCCGCGCACTGTAGAAGCGGACCCTCGTGAGGTCATGTGCTATGTCGACAGCGTGACGCGGTCGGAGTTCTTTGACGCGGGCCGTAACGGACTGAATCCAGAATTTGTATTCAGAGTATTCTTTGCCGACTACGAAGGCGAGAGGCTTCTGGAATACAACGGCAAGCGCTACGGCATTTACCGCACATACAACAACGGGAGCGACGAGGTCGAGCTGTACGCCGAGCGGAAAGGCGGCACGAATGGCGGGAATTAGCCTCGATAAGGCCGTGAATGATATCCTGTCGGAATTCTCCACGGATGTCACGAAAGCGGCACAGGAAGCCGTCACAGAGGTCTCCAAAGAGGCCGTGAAAAAGCTCAAGCAGACCGCGCCAAAAGGCAGGACCGGCAAATATTCCAGAGGATGGACGAGCAGAGTCGAAAAAACAACTACGACAGCTGAATCCACGATTTATGGGAAAAGCGGAACATATCAGCTTGCACATTTGCTGGAACATGGCCACGCAAGGCGCGGAGGCGGACGGAATGTCGACGGCATCGTCCATATCAAACCTGTCGAAGAATGGGCCATATCCGAAGTCGAGAAGAAAATCAGAGAGAAGGTGGAGCGATGACCCCACAGCAAGTGAATATCATGTTGGAGACGATCGGAGTCCCGGTCGCTTATTACCAGTTCAAAGAAGATACCGGACAGCAACCGCCGTTCGTGTGCTTTTTTTATGGTAACAGCAACGACGTGATCGCTGACAACTCCAACTATGTAAAAGTCGAGCGGCTGTACATTGAACTGTACACCGACGAGAAAGATTTTGCGCTCGAGAAAACAGTCGAGACCACACTGAACAACTACGGAATCGTATTTGATAAGTCGGAGGAATACATCGACTCAGAGCGCATGCATGTAACTGTTTACCAATCTGACATAGTACTGGAGGTATGACATGGCAGATACAAATAAAGTTAGATTCGGTCTCAGCAATGTGTACTATTCGTTGCTGACATACGGAGAGAATAACGCTGTAACATTCGGAACGCCTACAAGGATCCCCGGCGGCGTCAATCTCACTCTCAGCCCGGAAGGCGACATGTCTCCCTTCTACGCTGACAACATGGTTTATTATATGGCAGGCATGAATGCTGGCTACACCGGAGATCTCGAGATCGCAAAGATCCCGGACAGCTTCAAGACTGACGTGCTCAATTATGTCACCGATTCTGCGGGTGCTCTGGTCGAGACGACCAATGCAGAATACAAGCCCTTTGCGCTCCTGTTCCAGATCGAGGGGGATGCAAATGCGAGACGTCACGTTCTGTATAACTGCATGGCGAACCGCCCCCAGATCACAGCGGCGACGACCACGGCAAGCAAAGAGCCTCAGACGGAGACCATTCCGCTGACATGCACGAGCATCCCGAACACGGCGCTCAATACTGAGATCGTCAAGGCGTCCGCGGTCACAGGTGATTCTGCATACAGCGGATGGTTCACATCCGTTCACGTACCGGCTGCAGTCGGACAATGATCAACACATGGGGACAGCGCGGGCCCGCGTTTCCGTCCGCATTACTCCACGGACGGATTACCCATAACTTTTATAAGGAGTAAACAATGAGAGGAACAGTCAAGATTGGGGAGAGAGACGTGGACATGCTCGCGAATGGAGCAAGCCCGTTTATCTACAAGAAGATTTTTCACAAAGATTTTCTGACGACTGTCGGCACGAACTATATCGACGCTGACGGCAAGAAGAAAACAGACATGGACACGAACGCGATCACAGAGATGGCATTCGTGATGCACATGCAGACAGAAAAAACATTCAAAGAGATTCTGGACGCGGTCACTGTCGAAGACTTCGTAGCATGGATTTCTGAATTCGAGCCGCTCGACTTCGCTATGGCAATGACTGAGGTCATGGGTCTCTACTATCAGCAACAGAAAACAACTGTTACCCAAAAAAAAAGACACCAAAGACGGAGCGCGAATTCACAACAGCGCTCTACGTCCTAAGAGCACTCGAGGCAGGTATTCCAATATCT